GAGAAGCTACTAAAGAAGACAGCTTAGGTTTAGTAATCATTATGATCTGCTATTAGAGAATACGAAGTTATATCCACCACGTAGGTCGCCAGAAGCTGTCTTGTCAGCAATAGCGTTAACCTTCAAGTGGTCAACCGCAATTTGAGCGATTTGAGTTAATGCGGACACAACGTCGTAAGACTGTGGCTTTAGTGAAATTTCAAAATCGACATCGGCGAGCGCAACAATGTTTAGGTTTCTAATATCGACAATACCCTTAGCGTAGTCGATAGTCCCAACCTCATCGTCCACATAAATTTTAGTAGCATTGCTACCATACTTATACAAGCGAACGTATTGTACACCATCATCTTCTAGGTAGTGAATGTCTGGTGAACCAGAGATATAAAACCCTGTGCTAGTGAATGCTTGTTCAGCAACGCCAGAATAGTAAATAGGATTAACTAAGTTTACCAGATACTGGGCGGAAACGTTATATCTTGGCTGCAAGCTACGACGAAGAAGTACGTTTGTGATATTGCTAACGATAGATGGATCAGTCTCGTCCACAATCTTACTTAGCTTAGAGAAACGGAAGATCCCGTCAAACTTCTGTAGATCAGAATCGTTGTAAGAAAGGATAGACTGACGAACTAGAGTGGCAATTTCAGAAGCAGACTTGGTTGTTTCTTGTTCGTTATAATAGACGTTAACTTCTAGAGCGATGTTGATATACTCTGGATCTACAAGTTCAGGAATAACAGATACAACATTTCGTTGAGTCAACACTGTTGATACAATGTTAGCTTTCTCGACAGTAGTAAGTTTTGAAGCAGTTTTTGGTTTGATGCAAATGTATGTTTTGCCGTAAACTGGTGGGTTGTTGTCTTCACCACCCCAAACAGAAACAGAATATGCCTCTGGGACGTTGGCATAAATCAGTGCTTTGTAATCGTCTGGAGTTACTGCTCTGTTTTGAGCAGCATAGAATTTTGGAGCATTGAAACGAATAGAATCATTAGATTCTTTATCGTCACCATTAGCAGCTGCTCTTGTTGTCACAACTGCAACGTTTGCACCAGAAAGGATTGTTGGACCATTGTAACTAAACTGCGTTGCACCGTTTGCTGCATCAAGACTAGTAACGAAATAATCCATATGCACAACGTTACCATTTTCTAATGCACGACCAATAAGACCGTCGCCGAATGTAACTTCATATAATCCGTCATCGATCTCTTTAACCCAATAAGCCTTTGTAGTTGCAGTAGCTGTTACAACGCTATCAGATCTGGTCCAAGCCTCGTAAACTGAAGATGTTGGTGCTTGTTGAACACGAATTTTAAGTGTAGCTATATCTACATTAGCATTAGGGATAATGTATCTAACACCCTCAGCTGCATTATAGCGGAAATTTAGTGGAGTACCTTCGATCAATTCTACATCAGTAACTGTATAACTTCCAGTTGCACTAGAACGATTAACTGTGATAGAACCGTTATTGTAGAATGTATACTGCTTACCTTCGATGATAGTAGTAAACGGTGATAGAGAAGGAATTGTAATGTTTGATGGTGCAGAAGATCCACCAGAAACGATTAAGTTAACCATCGCACGAGCGCATGTAGCAGAACGTGGAGTGTATCCTAGCATCTTAGCTAAGGATACAATATTGTTACGCTTTCTAGCAGAATCGAGGAACATCTCATTGATCGCCATATTATTGTACAGAGCATTATAATGGGTGTTGTATGCTAGGACGTCTAGCAGAACAGACATCGCAGAACCTTCAAAGTTATAGTCCTGGAATTCTTCTTGTCCGCTTAAGAAATCTTTAAGGTTTTGCTTAATATTATCAAAGTCTAGCTCTGTGACATTGATCTTTTTGTTATTTGCCATTATCGTGTTCTCTCTAGAGTTAAATCAAGAGTTAGAGGTTGGGTGGTGTTAATGATTCTAAACTCAATGGTAACGTAAACAGTGTATTCATCTTCACTAACTACAACTTCTACGTTTAATAACTCTACTCTTGGCTCAAAATTTTCTACCGTATCAACAATAGCCCTCTGCATCATAACTTCTAACATCGGAGTTGCTGGTTCGAATAGAAGTCTCTTAATTGGGCTACCAATCTCGCTATGAAATGGTCTTTCATAGTTAGCTGTTAAAATCAAGTTCTTAAGAGCATTTTTAATAGACTGCTCATCAAATCGACGCACAATATCCCCAGTCACAGGGTGAGCGGTGAAATTGAAGTCTAGATCGGAGAATGTTCTTGTGTTTCTTGCCATATTAGTTATTTAGGTCACTCTACAATAGTTTTTGCATTTCCCTCACCGATAGCATCGCCATCAGCTATTGGATCGTCGATTCTAGCTGCAAGTTTACCTTCGAAATATGTTTTGCTAGCCCCAGCGGAAATCTTACGTTTTGCACCCACGTGTTGTGGAGATGGACCATGGTCAGAGAACTGATCTCCAACCACAGCTATTAATTGTCCACCGACATAGCTTTTAGTGCATTGCATACTAGTAAGAGCAGATGGAGGATATCCATCTTGCCCCTTACTCATAACTCCCTTGTATGCCAGTGCTGCCATTACGCCTTCTTAGCTTTCGGAGGAATTGTGTCCAACAAGAAGAATCCAGTTGGAATTCCTTTTGCGTCACGCTTGTAAGTTGAGTCGTTAACCATAGTGAACGCCATACCTCTATTACCCTGTGGCTTGTATCCAGTGTGAATCCAAACAGCTTCTGGTGCACGGTATTCCAAGATAATCTGGTCGTATTTAACAGCTTTTTCTAGTTGTTGTACCAGTTGGAATGTCTTGTTGTTTCTGTCTGGCAGTAGCAGAGCAACGTCGAAGCAGTGACCCTTACAGTGATCTGAGAATGGAGATTCTGTTGGAACAACACCCTTTAAACGATATCCAGAAGTAATCTTCCATTGCTTACCATAACCACCAATACCTCCAGGCATAATTTCAACATATTGCTCTAAGATATTCTGCGCAGACATAGCAAGGTTACACACGATTTCCTGAACTGTGAACACACGCTCCGCAGAACTTGGTCCTTCTTTCAGGATCTGGTCAACCAGTTTATGTTTACCATTGACACCACCGTCCATACACATACCAAGAGAGAAGTTCTTAGAAATTGTGTAGTCGTTGGTGAAATTCTTTGTAGTGTAGATGATCTTACAATCAACAGGAACATCTTTACCAGCAGCGCCTTTAGTTGGAGGAGCAGCTTCTTCAGTTGCAACTGGTGGTGGTGCGTTTGGCACACCTTGATTTTCTTGTTCTTTAGAATTTCTACGCCCCTCTGGGGTATCATAATCCTCTGGAGTTTCGTTGGCTGCAAGAGCTTCTGATTGTCTCTCAGGAGGAATTAGATATGGAACAGTAGGGTTTTGTGGATCACCAGCAGGTGGTGGTGTCAACTCTACATCTGGTGCGCCAGCAGCGCCATTGCCAAATTGACCTTCAGCATAATCTGCAAATAGAGTTCCACCAGAAAGGATGTTCATATCTCCAGAAGTTTCAATATTCATATTGTTGGCTTTCTGGTTGATATTAGATGCCTGAACACCAAATTGACCACCCGCTTTAATAAGAACGTCTCCACCAGCAGCGATGTACATATCGTTAGCCACACCAAGATCTACGTTATTACCAACCTTCACGTTGGCGTTCTGAGCAACTTCGATATTGGCGTCTGTTCTTGCAAAGATGTTTGTGTTGCCTTCAACTGTAATATTGCACTCGCCAGCAACGTGAATACATCCGTTACGCTCCATCAATGTGAAGCTATCGCCAACGATGTAGTTTACCTGAGTACCGTTAGCATCGATCTCGCTGTAAGTGCCAGAACGATGATATGTGTGAATACGTTCTTGACCTGGAGTGTCATCAAACTCCTGAATGTGACCAGACTCTGTTTCGAGAACTTTATTGAACGGGTATTTTGCACCATACGGTGGCATTGGTTGATCCCAAGAGCCAGTACCGTAAGCCTTAGGAATACCCTTTTTGACGTTAGCATCTTTTTTCTGTACAATAGTACCGTCAATAATACCACGAGCCAAACGATTAGTGTCTGGTTCATTGAGATACTCTTTTAAAGGGTACTTGTTATTCGGATCACGGAAACCTGTGTTATCTGTGCCACGTTTAATAGATTCAGCAGAAGGTCCAGGAGTTCCTTTGAATTCTGCAGGAGGAGAAGCTGGCGGTGCAGCTGCATCTTTTTCTACAGAACCAGTTGCTTGTGTTCCATAGAAATACTCATAAAATGCTAGCTTTCTTGCTGCAATGTCTGGTGAGTTTACACCAACAGCCTTTTTCGCCGCATAGAAGTATCCAGGATGGTCAGTTTCTTTAGTGCCTTTTGGCACACGATCCTTAATATAAAGAGCGGCAACTAAAGCAGAAACGTTGATATCGTTGTCCAAAGAATCTGGGTTGTTAACAAGATCTAGGTTAAGACCCATCTTGTTTGCCATATCTTGATACTTTTTGTAGTTAGCTCTACCCGTCAACTGGATGAAT